GGCAGCGACCTTGAGGTAAGCACGGCGTACATCATTGAAATTGTTGTTGCAGATCCAGATGGCGGCACATTTTCGGGGACAGTAACGCCAGAAATCGGCGGATCAACAGGGACAGCCATTACCGCAGCTGGCACTTACGAGATAGAAATCACAACGGAAAGCCCTTTAACAACGTCCGCTAATACAGGGTTTGCCGTTTCAGCAAGCACTCAAGGTAAAGTGACGCAAATCTTGGTTAGAAAGAAAGACCGGCAAAGCCGTGGTATGCACGTTTGGGTTAAAAATGATGGTGCGCCTTGGCTTGCCGCTGGGGCGTTTGACCGCTTAGTGGCGATGAATGGCAATGGCACAGTCTACGACATTACCCCTGCCAGCTTCTCTGCTGGTATTGCCACGGCGCAAGAAAACCTTGGTTACGGCGGTAAAAATTACGGTGCTGGGGCATACGGCGTAGCGCGGGAAAGAGACTACACCTTGGCTCCCGCTACAAACTGGACGCTAGATAACTGGGGCCAGAACCTAGTAGCGTGTTCAGATGCAGATGGCCTAATTTACGAGTGGGATGTCGCAACCCCCGCAACCGTGGCAAAAGCTATTACTACGGTCAACGGCTACTCAGAAAACGCCCCAACCGGAAACACTGCCCTCGTGGTTACGGCAGAGAGATTTCTTTTCTGCTTGGGCGCTGGCGGCAACAACAGAAAGATCCAATGGTCAGACAGAGAGGATCTAGGTACATGGGGGCCACTGACGACAAATGAGGCTGGCGACATTGAGCTACAGACCCCCGGTGAGATCGTAGCGGGCGCTAGGGTCAGGGGCAGGACGTTAATTGTCACAACTGTGGATGCGTGGGTCGCCACATATCAGGGGCCACCTACGGTATTTGGATTCCAGAAGATCGGTAACTCGTGTGGCCTCGTAGGGCGCAATATGCTGGCCTCTGTAGGCCCGACAGCGTTCTGGATGGGTGAGCGCAACTTCTTCTACTACGATGGCTCTACGGCCCGTGTGCTGCCTTGTGAGGTGCATGACAAGGTATTCACTGAGATGAATTCTGACCGCATCAGCCACGGCTTCTGTGTAGCAAACCAGAAGTTTAATGAGGTGTGGTGGTTTTACCCGGGTAACGGCGAGAACGAGGTGACTAAATACGTTGCCTATGATTACAACGAGAACCATTGGTTGGTTGGCGATATTGACCGCTGCGCGGCATCTGATGCTGGGGCATTCCTAGATCCAATGTGGATTGGTCAGGACGGCACTGTATACCGCCATGAAACTGGCTACGGCCACGGCAACCAATCTGTATTCCTTGAGAGTGGCCCAATCAACTTTGAGGAAGGCGACAATGTTGTTCGCATCACAGAGATGATCCCAGAAGAGGAAACTCAGGGTGAGGTTGCTGTTAAGTTTAAGACGCGCTTCTATCCCAACGGGGATGAAACTGAGCATGGCCCATTTGACCCAGCAAACCCCACCAGCATCCGGATGACGGGAAGGCAGCTGAGGGTCAGGATTGAGGGTGACGCTGAGACTAACTGGCGGTTTGGCGATGTCCGGCTACGGGTTAGCGGCGGTGGCAGGCGATGAGCAAAGAGTCTCCCCCTCCCTATTCTCAAGAGGCACCTCACCTTTGGGCTGAGGACTTAAATGACTATCTGGTGCGGGTGCGCGAGATCGTGGCGCAAAAGCAGGCGTCAGATGTAGCGACAGAGAACGGCATTCTGCTGTATGACGCGGCTAACGGTTATCTGGTTGTTTCCGTTGGTAACGAATTTGTGCAGATATTGATGGCAAAAGGTAACAGTTTGCCCACTAGCACTACTGAGTCCGGTGCGCTTTATGTTGATACGAACGGGTTTGTAAAAGTCCAGCCATAGGAGGCTTCATGGAGGAGCTAGAGAAGGAGCTAGATCGCTGTAGGCCGTGGATAGAGGCGGCACTAGATCGAGGCGGAAATACCCACCTATTTGAAGACATTGTGCAGGGCGTAAAACAAGGCACCATGCAGTTTTGGCCTGCTGACGATGCCTGCGCAATCACAGAAATCATCTGCTATCCCCGTAAGAAAGTCCTGCATATTTTCCTTGCTGGGGGAAATATGGACACGATTGTTGATATGGACGAATCGGCGGTACACTATGCAAAGCTGAGCGGCTGCACCGGAATGAGCGTGGCGGGCCGCAAAGGCTGGCAAAGGGTATTAGAGAAAAAGGGATATAAACCGTTCATTGTGAGTTTGGGAAAGGATATTTGAAATGAAAAAACTGTTCTCAGTGGTAGCGGTACTAATTCTTGCTGGTTGCGCGTCAAGCAACAGCCAGTATTACGAGGCGGTGCAGAAGGCCGCAGAGGCTAACTCTGCCGCAGCGCAATCTAAGTTTGAGGCTTTATCAAGGATTGCCGCTAGTGGTGATGGTCAGGCCGCAAGCGCGGCTGTTATGGCGTTGGCCCTAACTCAGACCCCTACGGTACAGCCTATCCCACAGCAGTCCGAGGCGATCCAGTGGATGTCAATCCTAGCGGCACCCCTGTCTAACGTAGCGGCCCTGTACTTGCAGAATGACGCCACCAAGGCTCTGGCTAAGTACAACGCCAGGGTAGACATGGCTCGCATCTCTGCTGACGCATCAACTGAGCAGGCGCTGTACGGCGCATTCGTAGATACCGCATCCGCTGGCTATGAGGCGATTGGGAATGTGGACTATACCCCGTTCATTGAGGGCATGGTTACGATTTCTACGGCTGGTATTGATGGCGTGGTTGATGTTGGAACAACGGGCATTAACGGAGTTTTAGACATGGGAACCGTTGGTATCAACGGAATATCTGATGTAAGCACAACAGGCTTCAACACTCTTCTTTCCCTAGACCAAGGCAATAATGATCTTCTTGGCGGCGTGTGGTCCCAATACACAGCCACTATCAGTGAGATCATTACCAATGTGCCGCAAATTAGCTGCACGATAACCAACAATGCGGATGGCACTTCATCTGTAAATTGCGCTCCATAAGAGGTAATGAGCAATGGCTGATGGCAACGAGGCGTTTCTGACTAGGCTTGATAGGCTAGAGATAAAGCTGGACAAGCTAACAGAGGCGGTGAGCGCCATCGCAAGAGTAGAGGAAAAGGTGTATTCATCCAACAAAAGGGTGGATCGGCTTGAGTACAGGATTGACCTGATTGAATCTGACGTTGATAAGGCAAAAGAGACAATTAACAAGAATGCTCAAACCGTTAAGGCAACAGAGCGGTTCTTTTGGATAGCTATCTCAGCCGTTGTCTCCATTGCTGTTTATATGACGAGGTGATTATGGACCGACAGAGGGACTTTGAGTACGCAGTACAGCTAATGGTTGAGGGGGCAGAAATGCTCCGCGATTATGTCTATCGAGTGGGGGACGCGACATCCCAGCTTGCCAATGTGACACTGCTGTTTGGGCAGAACCCAAATGAGTCAATCAGTAGTCGCTCATATCGGTTGCGCGGACAACCGGTCTGGAACGCGGCGCGAGTCTGCATTGACCTGATTTTCCGCCCGATTGAAAAGGAGCATTGCAGATCGGCGTACCTCCGCGACCTGAAGCGGGCTAGCGAGATGATTGTCCAGTGATGGGGGTCATAGAGCTAATCGCCGGGGTATTCAAGCCAGCCGCTGACCTTATTGATGAGTTACATACGTCGGATGAGGAGCGGCTAAAGGCAAAGGGACACCTGCTGGATGTCCAAGCCGCCGCCATGCAGCGCGTGTTTGATTACGAGAGCGAAACCCTAAAAGCTAAGGCTGGCATCGTACAAGCTGAGGCAAAATCTGAACATTGGGTGACAGCTACTTGGCGACCTATTACAATGCTCACCTTCCTAGCCCTTGCGGTTGGGGACTCTCTGGGGTGGCTACCGAATCCTCTGCGCGATGAAGCGTGGACACTATTACAAATCGGTCTTGGCGGGTACGTTGTTGCTAGGTCCGGCGAAAAGATTGTCACTCAGGTAAGAAAGACTCAACAGTGAATTATTTTTCTGAAGACGAGCTGCGCTGCAAGTGCGGCTGTGACGTTTATTTGTTTGATGACGATGCGCTATCAATACTTAATAGCATCCGCGACGATTGTGGCTTCCCTCTGCCCGTTTCTAGTGGTTATAGGTGCCTTAGCCACCCCCTAGAGCGCCACAAGGGCCATGTGGGGGCGCACTCTACTGGCAAGGCGGTTGACATAGCGGTTGAATTTGATAAAGCTCATAAGCTACTGAAAGTGGCATTTGCGCATAATGTTCCGCGAGTAGGCGTGAACCAGCGCGGCATTATGAGGTTTATACATCTGGATTGGTGTGAGGATAAGCCCACACCTACGGTCTGGTCGTATTAGTGAACCTGATCGCTGGAGTCTGAAACTAGAAACTCCATTTCGCCCTCAAGCTCCTCAAGCTCACAGCAGTAGCAGGTGAGCCAAACCTTAACAAACTCCGCAATTGGGATGTCTACGGTTACGCCATCAGGAAAGGTGTCGGTGTAAACGTCTGTCAGGTTGGGGTCCGTGGTGTTAGACATCGCACCACCGATCGTCTCCGTCAGTAGGGCAATCTCGCCCTTCCCCATGGGCATCTTAAATATCGGGATCATGACCTTGGCCTCACTGTGATCCGTCCAACTTCTCCATCCGTTTTGTGATATGTGATTACTTTAGCACCTCGGCGAGAAACCCACCCTCCTCTAGCCGCATACGCATCTCTTCCGCTGAGTGTTGGGTGCATCTCCGCAATCGCGCCGCCATCCTCAACTACGCGCTCGCTATGATAGTGCCCGGTATGTATGTACGTGGTCGTGGCTGACCCCCACATCTCGCGGAACCGTGGTTCGCTAGCAAACAGCTTGTGCAGGTTAGCCAACTTCACCTTGTGGCCGTGGTGAAATGCCAGCATCGTCTCGCCGTGTAGGTATGCGTAGTAGGGGAAATCGTTGTCAACGACCTCTAACCGTGGCTCATTACCGAACAGGTGCTTGATGTGCTTCCGTAGCCAGATGCTGCCGGAGATGTCGTGGTTGCCCTCTGCCGAGATAACAACAACCTTGTCAAAGTGCTTGAGCATCATGCGGACGGCTTCTGTCATG